GGTCTTTCTCATCACAAATAAAGTGATCACCACCCCTCTCCCACCGGTAAAGAGTTGCCTCTGTTACATTCAATCTTTTTGATAGTTGCTTCACAGCTTCATATCTACCCATTTCATGCTGCATCGCTTCAAGCTCTACAGCTACGTTAACTAGTTCCAATTTTAATCTCCTGTTTGTTTTTAACTATTATACATAATAGCTTTAAGCTTGCAACCATCAGACAATAAAAAACCGCCCGTAGGCGGTCTGGTTTAAACTTCGGAAACATATTTCCAGAGTATATCTGGCTTTAATTTTATAGTTTCATCGCTAGCGTGATCAAAATGATAAGGCTCAAACCAATAGAAAGAATCATCGTCATTGCCAGCTCCATCAAATTGATAAGTGATATTTTGATTAACACCATTGATTCTTAATATCAAAGCCTCTCCGTAAACTGGCAATCTTTCGCTTGTGTTATTCCATTCACTCATACTAACCTCTCTCTAAATCTTCTGCTGTTAAGTTAAAGTGCTTTGCAATGGCTATTGCGTCATCTTTATCAATGTCAACTAGGTACATATCGTTATCAAGCCTAATAACGTCACTATCTGTATTTGCAGTCTCAACACTAACAAATTCATCGCTCCACTGATGTTGTGTAATATCAAAATCTTTCATTTCTCACTCCAATCAACCGACACATGACCTGCATCGGTAAAGTTAAAAGTAAATACTAGGCCGCACTTACCTTCAATGGTTCGTGTATTTACCTTGTTGTTTTTGCGTAGCTCCATAGCTTCGCGTGTTGCGTATAAAAGGCTTTGGGCCTGAAACTCGTTTAGTTGTGTGAATTTAGTTGGTAGTTTAATCATCACTATCTCCTATTAAGTTTCGGTAAATGTAGCAGTTGCTTTTTAATTGTGCAAGTTAGAAATAAAAGTTGATTTAATTTTTAATTAGTATTAATATTTGAATCATCGAAATACAGGAGGCTTTATGCAAAACGCAATTTCAATATTAACAACAGAAATAAAAGTCAATGAAGATGGCATGTATTGCCTTAATGACTTGCACAGAGCAAGCGGCGGCGATAAAAAGCACCAGCCATCAAACTGGCTTTCAACAAATCAAGTTAAAGATCTTGAGGCTGAGATTTTAAAAACTGGAATTCAAGGAATTAAAAAATCAGCTGGAAGATACGGTGGAACTTATGTTTGCAAAGAGCTTGTTTATGCCTATGCAATGTGGATTAGCGCAAGGTTTCACCTTGAGGTTATTAGGGTTTTTGACAATCAGAGCAAGGTAGCAAGCGAGCTTGATTGTTTGGTTGACAATGTTAGGTCTGTTGCTAAAAGGCTTGATAAGCAAATAGACAAAACAACGCTATCACTTGGCGAGCTAAAATCTCACGGTCAAAGCTGGGGTGCTTATGGCGCAAGTATTAGGAAAGCAAAAGCGGAAGCAACAAAAGAGCTAACTGATCTAAAAGATAAAATACAATTCAAGTTGGATTTAATGTAGTAAGGAGTAAGTAATGAGTAGTGATTTAGTGGCTTTTGTGAATCAGCAAGAAAGTATGTTTTTATCTAACGTTGTAGATGAAAAGGTAACTTTTGCGGCTGAGTCTCAATTTGCAATACAAGCTTTGCAGGGTAATAGTTATCTAGCAACCACAGCTAAAAACAACATGGCTAGTTTGCAGAATGCAATTATCAATGTCGCTGCAATTGGCATTAGTTTAAATCCAGCTAATAAGCATGCTTATCTAGTACCTAGAGATAAAAAGGTGTGTCTTGATATTAGCTATATGGGCTTATTGCACCTAGCAATGTCTACAGGCTCCATTAAGTGGGGTCAGTGCAAGCTTGTGCATGAAGGCGATACCTACGAGTCAAACGGTTTAGACCATGCACCTACGCATAAATACAACCCGTTTGGAAATCGAGGTAAAGTTATCGGTGGTTACTGTACGGTTAAGACCGCTGATGGTGATTACTTAACAGAAGAAATGCCAAGGTCTGATATTGACGAAATAATGAATCGCTCGCAGGGATACAAAAGCGGGAAGTCATCACCTTGGCGAACTGACTATAACGAAATGGCACGCAAGACCATTGTTAAACGTGCAAGTAAATACTGGCCTAAAGTGGAGCGTTTAGATCAAGCAATTCACAATCTAAACACTGATGTCGGTGAAGGTATGCAAGAGCAATCAGAACAGCCTAAAGATATTACACCGGCTACAGAAAAGCAGTTAAACACCATTATTGATTACTTAGCCGACAAGGGGAAAACAGAAGCAGATATGTGCAAGTATGCGCCGCGCCTGATTAATTGTGAGATTCAATCTCTGACAGAGTTAACAAGCGAGCAAGCTGTTAAACTAATCTCATTCTTGGAGCAATACAATGCTTAGTACGGTAGAGCAATTTAAAAGGCTGTCAGAGCAAACCATGGATAAGTTTGGCTTTGATGGTGGCGAGGTTGAGCAGGGTTCGACTGAGTGGCACAGAATGCGCGCAGGAGTTATTACAGCCTCTCGCGTTCACGACATAATCAAACCAGGCAGAAAGAAAGGCACTTACAGCGCTAACCGTGACAAATACATGGAGCAACTAATAGCTCAAGTTTGTACTGGTTTATTGCCTGATGAAATAACAGCTAAACAGTTACAGTGGGGCAAAGACAACGAGCAAAAAGCGCGCGACCTTTATAATTTTTGGGGTGACAAGCAAATAACAGAGATCGCATTTATTTACTCTGATGATATGCGTTGCGGCGTTAGTCCTGATTCGCTTGTAAACGATGGCGGCGGTCTAGAAATAAAATGCCCGTGGACTACTGAGCAATACATTAACCAGTTGCTAGGCGGCGAGCCAAAACCTGAGTATTTAACTCAAATTCAATACAGCATGTGGTTAACTAAGCGCGAGTGGTGGGATTTTGTAAACTTTGATCCGCGCATGAGAAAGGAAAACATCAAAGTTGTAAGGCATGAGCCAGATTTAGATTTATTCAAGGTTTTTGATGAAGAAATACCAAAGTTCATTGCTGAAATGGACGAAAAACTTTCTTCAATTGGTTTTACATTTAACGATATTTATAAATAGGAAAATAAAATGCACGTAATAAGCGGTGAATTAAGAAAAGATACATTTGAAAAGCAGTTAGATGGTAGCTATATGTTTGCTATTGAATTAAGTGAATTTCAAAAAGATAAAGACGACCAACCAGTTTATACAAATTACAAAGCTGCTTTTTTTGCTAAGTCTCAAAGTGCTTTTGATATGTATAAAAAGGCATTTGTAAAAGGTAATTTTGTGGTTGTAAGTTGTGACAAGTTAAAAATTGATGTTAGTGATTGCGGTCAGTACACCAAGCTTGATATGAGCTTTCCAAAGCTTCAAAGCTTCAAGGATTGTGCGCAACCGCAACCGCAACAACAGCAGCAAGCACCACAGCAGCAAGGTGGATTTGCACCGCAACAGCAGCAATACCAGCAACAACAGGGAGGTTTCGCGCCGCAGCAAGGTGGCTTTGCCCCACAGCAATAGCGGGGACTTGTGTCACCTGTGCGGTGGTCAAGACCCCGATTGTAAAAATTGTGGCATTCCCTTCTGAGGAATAAATTTGACTAAACCAGAGTAGTGAAATAATATTCAAAAAGGCATTGTCTCCCCAACTCTGCTATTTTACTACTCCATTACTTGCTAGCCCTCTTATGAGGGCTTTTTTCTTTCCGTTATATCTATATAACTAAATGTTATTTCAAAAAGTCATTCATCTTCGCTAGTATCAAGCTATCAACTAATGGAGGTAAACATGAAACTTACACCTTTACTTTTAAGTCAAATTATTGACGAAAACGACATTGAAAACTTCCACGCAAATATCAATGATGAAATGGTAATTCAAGTCAAAGCTGCTTACTCAATCGCAAACCAGAAGCCAGCTAAAGATTCGCTAGTTATTAAGTGGCTTATTGATAAGGCTGAGTATTTTCAATTTTCATACAATCAATTTTTAGTTCGCTATGAAAATGAAGGTAACAGTTATTATGACTGGACTGAAACAGATGAGATGCTTGGAATGGCTTGGCATTATGCAATTGACCTAAAATCAACATCAGCAGGTTGGCACGCTCAAAGAGCTAATAAGTATTTCACGCATATGAAAGCCTCAGTTGCGATTCTAGGTGTTATTAGCCAGTTAGATGAAGGTTATCACGCTTATGCCTCGTAATAAGCTCACAGACGAGCAAAAGCGGGTTCTAGACCAGAATCCGCACCTTCAAAGTGGTAAGTTAGCAAAGCTCTTAGGTTTAAGTGTAAATACAGTTACAAGCCAAAGAAGAAGGGGTGGCGGTGTTAAGTGGTCTTATAGCGGTGTTGGTATACCATTCCTTGGGTTTGATAAGCTGATGGGCTTTAGGGTTAAATATAAAATGAAGCATATTTACGGCGGCTCTTTTGATAATGCGATAAAAGTTCAAGGTCAGCTTATTTGGATGCTTGAGAATGACTTGAATCCATTTGAGGAAAAGCGAATCAGGAAACCAGTTAAAACAATATTAGACCCGTTTGCAGGGTTAAAGCTTGGTGAGAGCAATGTGTGAAAGAAATAAAAATATCGAGCTTGCTTTAAAAATGAATGCCGAAACAAGCAAGTCAATAAAAGAAATATCTGAAATAACTGGGTGCAGCATTTACAAGATTAAAGCGGAAAGAAAAAAGCTTGGACTAACTGGCTCGTACCGTCAGATAAAAGCCAATGAGCTAAAAGTTTTAATGTCTGATGTGCCAGTTAAAGAAATTGCTAAAATGCTAAATATGAAAAGCGAACATGTATCTCAATACAGGTATAGATACAAAAAGAAATTAAAGGTTGAATCGTAGTGAGTTACTTAAATGACCAGGCAGACTTAATTGACAGTCTAGTGTTAAAAATGCACGCTCCGCTTAATTGTGGCGAGATGCACGCATTGAGAAAAAATACACTAGACTTTACTAAGCGCGCAAGATACGAGCACTCAAAACGATGTGAGTTGTTGCGCAAAATTAGAACGGCACAAAATACGATGAATGAAGCGCTAGAGCTTAAGCTTTTACGCCAACTAGCAAAATTGGAGGATGGCAATGTTAACACTTGAACAAAAAGCAGCGCGACATAGATTGATTAAATCAATTGTAAATAGGCGTAATAAAGAAAAAGCAGCAAGAAACTTAGAGCGCCGCAGAAATGCAGAGGATATGCTTTATTTAAAATCTAAAGGGGTGGAATAATGAAAAACTTCACTATCTCAGAGTTTAACTGCAAAGAAACTGGCGAAAACAAAATGCAGCCTGAGTTTTTGCAGAGAGTTGATTTATTGCGCGATGCTTGCGGCTTTCCTTTTGTAATCAATAGCGGATACCGCTCACTAAGCCATTCAAAAGAAGTTAACAAGTCGACACCCGGCACTCATGCGAAAGGTATAGCGGCAGATATAAAAGTAAAGGATGGATACCAGCGCGCCAGAATTGTAGAGTGCGCTATTGCACTAGGCTTTAATGGTATCGGTGTTGCAAAAGGCTTTGTGCACGTTGACACTAGAAAAGGCTATCGAGTTATGTGGAGCTATTGAGATGCTCCGACATATGTTAAACAGGTGTCATACTGAAAACTTAATACTAAAACGCCAATTACAAAACAACAGGTTTATATCTTTTGTTAGTTGGATTGGTTTGGCTTTTACAGTTGGCATTGAGAAGTCTAGCTTGATTCCTGTTTTATTTTTCTTTGCGCTAGTTTATGCGTTTATTTATTTAAAAGGCAAATTATGAATCCATTACTAATACAGCTTGCAATTGCAACGGCGAGCAAGTACATACCGAAGATAATAGAGTCAAAGATTGAATCACCAAAAGCAAAAGCGATTGCAAATACAATATTTGAAGCAGCTAAGGAATTCACAGGTGAGTCAGACCCACAAGAAGCGCTTAACAAAGTGCAAGATTCGCCTGAGTTTTTTAAATTGCATGAGCAATCAATATTAAAAGAGCTGGAGTTTCGCCTAGAAGATATTCAGCACGCACGCGAGCACAATAATGATGAGGTAACTAGAAATCTAAGTTATGTTGTTATGTATTTAAACCCTCTTTTAATCGGTGTGGGTGTTTATGCTTTTATCTATGTAATGCAATTGGATTTAAGCAAAGATGTATCAATGGCATTGAGCGCCCTAATCGGTGGTATCGTAAATCAGTTGATGCAAGAGCGCCAGCAAGTAATGAATTACCGATTTGGCTCTACGATTGGAAGTAAGCTAAAAGATTGGATTAAAAAAGAAACCCGCTAATTAAAGCGGGTTTTATTAATTAAAAATAAAGCATCGACATTTAACTAGTATCCAACCCACATATTTATGTTACCTGATTTAGCTACCCAGCCTGTGCCACTGTCGTTTGCTTGAAGCTCGATGTATGCACCTTGCTCTGTGGCTCTTATTCCTGTATTGCCAGAATACCCCGAAATCACATCGCTGCCAGTTGGCTGTATCTGCAATGTGGCTGCTGCATCTAGTGAGAACCTATAAATCAATCCCCTGACTTCACTTGCTGATCGAAGGTTTATAGTTGAGTTTGCCGTTACCGACTGTACGCAACCGAGAGAGCTTAGTGAAGTGGTTGTGCTACCCGTTGGGACTTTGACATTGCTAAAATCCAAATCACTATTAGAGATCTCTGAAGTACTCATAATTAAAGGAGTCTTAGACCCACTACCCCAGTTTGGCGCTGCTCTGTAAAATCTAAAGTTCTTTATGTTTATATCTGCAAATTGCTCATTTGCGTTATTTGCATTATTTAAGTATACAGGCGCGTAAGCTCTCGATACGCCGCTCAAGTTAGTATTATCCCAAACTTCAAGTCCATCTATCTCAAAATTACCGTAAGTATTGCCAACAGTCTCACCAGCCTCGTTCCTTACCGCAACACCTGATTTGTAAGACGCAGTATCTACGCTAGGCTCTGCACCTGGGTTGTTTATTTGTATGTTGCTTAGATATAGGTGCGGCGAGTTATCATTCCATCTACCAATGTAAACACCGCTTGATTTTGGACTTGACGCAACCATATCTCTAACAGTTATCCTACCGCCAACCTTAGCGGTCGATTCTATGCCGCCTATACATCGAAGTGCGCCGCCGCCATTTTTACCGTCACCAACGGAAGTAATGCCACTAACGGCAACTGATACAGGCGTTGTGTAACCTGCCTCCAAACCCATCGCGATTAATACAGCACCGCCAGCATTATTTTGCGAGTAAACGTCATTGACATATATACCCTGATTAACGTAGTTAGGTACTGGGTTTGGTTCAATATCTATACCTGCTTCTGGAGGCAACCCGTTTGTATTGTAAAATCTAGGGCTGTTGACCCATATACCGACACCGTTTGTTACTGATATGCCTTGTCTTCTACAGTTGTTAGTGTACGGTTCGTTTACTACTACGTTGTAGCAAGGGTCGTTCCCTCCGATTGTTATACCATCGCCACCCGCATCAAAACATTTAGGATTGTTTATAGTTATTAGTGTAGAGCCGTAAACTTTTATACAGTGTCTATATTCTGAATTTATCAGCTGTCCGTTAATAACTTCTTGGAGCGGATATTCAGACCTTAACATGTAAATCTCAGCACCATTAAGATCCATAGTTATATTGTTAACGTTGTCCATGTTGAAAACACATTCAAACCAATCATAACCAGATGTTGCATACACCTTAGTGTTCTTGTGGAATTTCAAATGTCTTCGTGACGGTATTTGAATCGGTCTAGTATTGATAGTTCCTTTTGGGAAGCTAACAGTTTCAAATACATCGAGCGCTCTTTGTATAAAGCTTGATTGGTCTGTACCAGTGCCTGTTTTCAATCCTATGTGCGGTAAATACAAATCATCTTGCCAGCCATTATATACTGCTGCAAAACCGTTACCGATATCTACAATATCAATACCGTTGGCGACTTCTGGATATCCGAAAAATACCTTATATAAACCAAGCTCTCTATCTGTTAAAAATATGTGCTGCCCAACCTCCAAATCAGCAGCTTGCGCTTCTGCTACAGTATAATAGCCTGCGCGCCTTCTAAGTGCATCTTCAACGTTTCCGCTCTCTGAATAGCTAACGTTCGAAGCTTGGTTGAATGTAACCTGCGTATAAGTTGGAAAACTTGGGGATGTTGCAGCAGGCACAGTAAAAGGTAACGCATCAACATCGGTGTAAATCCAAGCGTTGCTACTTGCATCTAAGCCAACATCATTGGGTAACTCATAAGTAAATCCAGCGGCAAAAGTACCCTTGACTCTAAATCCGCGTGAAGTTGATAAATCTAGAATGATTTGATTTACAGTTTCGTCAATTCGGCTGTTGAAGTAATCAGCTCCGACCACAGTAATTGGTGTGACTTGGCTTTGATACTCTGCATTGTAATCACCAGCTTCAACAAAGAATGTAAACTGACCTTTTGAGTTTGTTACGTTGGATAAGCCGTCTTGAGTAATTGGAGAAGTACCAGCTAAGTCTCGGTAAATACTCGCCAGCGTGCCGTTTGTGCGTTTAATATAAACAGGTTGATTGTTTACATAGTTTTTACCATTATTACCCGCATCAGTTAGCGCGCCTATGGTTATAGTAAATGATTGTAATGCCATGTTTTAGTCTCTCTTTCCGCGTATTGTTGCGTCATTGTCACCGATAATTGTAACACTATTTCCGTTACTGCGTATTGCGTAACCTGCTTGGCCTGCTTCGCCGCTTTGCAAGCTTGAGTCAGAGTCTTCACCCCACGCGCCAGCGCTTAATCCAGCTAAAGAGCCAGGACCTGAGCGTGAACCACTAACACCATCTGCGCCAGCATCCTCGTCAGTCTCACCCTCAACAATTGCAGAGCCTCCAACGCCACCATTGCCGCCGATATAGCCCTGCCCGCCACTGCCACCATTGCCGCCACTCAAGAAGAAAGGGTCAACAGAGCTATCAGCTATTGAATCGGTTGATGGTGCACCGCCACCACCGGAGTAAATAACACCCTGCGTTGCATCTATTATGGTTGGCACTGTAATATTTATTGCGTCACCACCATTCAAGCCATCCAATCCACTCGCCACAACCCTTCGTGGATTGTCGTTAGGGTTTGGCGCTCTAGCAATTGGCCCTGCCGCACCATCGCCACCAGCCCCGAGAATTTGCCCGCGATGAATTACCCTAAGTGTTACACCAGCGTTTTGAGCGCCAGTATCAAAAGCAAAGCCGCTCGATGATGTTGCACCAATGGTTACATTTGAAGCGATAAAAACAGTGTACTCACCAGCGTCAGTGGGTGCAAATTCGTCACTTAATACATAGTTTTCTTTATTCTCATTGATAACAAAATCAAAGTCCTGCTCATTTATAACGTCTTGATATGTAACAGCTTTAACTTGCACTTGCTTGTTTTTCATATCATCTTTAATGCTAAGAATTTGCAGGTTTTGCGACATTGGCTGGCCGTCATCATCTATTGATAATTCAGTCTTTACGTTTATTATCTCGCCCTCTTCAACTTTGCCGCCTGATACATTACCGTAATTTTCATAGTCTAGTGTTAGTGTGTATTCCTGCGGTGGCTTGGTGTTTACGTTAGCAATGCGCGACACGCCGCCAACAGCAATGCTCACATCGGTATCACTAGACGTTAAAAACTTGGAGTAAAACGTTTTATCTTCTTGAGGCTCAAGAGTGCCGACTGACTCAGTTTGCAAATTTATTGATTGAAATAGTATTGAGCTGTTTTCATCATTAACTTTTTTACTTGCATCAAATGGAGCAAAGCCGATTGACGCGCGAGTAATTTGATCTTGGTACTTGTTATCAATGCGCACGCTGTCGCGCTTAATATCAGTATCTGTGATGGTTACAGGTTGTTGCTCAAAGTCTCCGACAGCTTTAATGCGTATCTTTTTTGCAAGCTCATCAAAGTATAAACTGATATTATTTTCTGCCCACGACCTAATTAGCGTGTTTATAAATGACTTAATGCTTTCAGGTTTTGGAATGTAAACCGTCCCGCTGTTACTTGGCACAGTTGCAGTTACATCGGTGTAGTCATCATAAAAACGGCTTTCTATTGTTGTGCGTGATTGCAGGATATTTACAATTTCAGTTATCGGGTTAAAGTCAGTTAATACCAAGCACTTTTGAGCGGACGCGTTTATTTTGTGGTCTTTTTGAGTGCTACCACCAACACCACGGTTTACGATATCTAAAACACCTGTGGCGCTATCATTTACAGTGTAATCAATTAGCTCGCTATCGATTAAAACTGTGCCGCTTTCTGTGTCTGCGCCATACTCGCCAACAGCAAAGTTTTTAAGTGTGATTTGCGTTGAAGCGTTATTAATATCGGCGAGTAATACGCCCGCGCTAACATCGTGAGTTTTTGCTTTTGCTTCTTCCGTAAAAATAAGCGGGTCTACGCCTCGAATAGTAACAACATCATCATTGCTAATATTGAAGTCATCAATTATATATTCGCGTGATATACACTCGTTAGGATCAAATGTATTACCAAAAGTGAAACCGCTATAAACTATCATTTTACGGTTTCTTAAATATCCACCTGTGCGAGCGTGTAGTTTGCGCAAGTAAGTTGAGCGGCTGTTTCTGGCGCTTGGATATGGCACAGAATAAACATCATCATCAGTATTGTCGCTAATAGTTACACTAACACTCGCATTTTTAGCAACCTCTTTACCTGGCTTTAAAAGTGTCGGGCTGTGACTGATTGAGCGCAATCCGTTGTAATAGATTTCACCCGCAACTAATTGCGTGTCAGTTATCAAAAACTCTCTAGTTACATCAACGTCAAAACTGTCATCAGTTGAGCAACCTTTTCCGTCTGGGCGTTTGGGGTAGCCACGACATGAGCCGTCAGCCTCGCCGCCATGGATAACTCTTAAAGCTTGTCCGTTTGTTATCGCTTCCGCAGTTGTGCCTAGTTGTGCTCTAGCTGTGATATTTACAGTTGTAGCGTTAACTACTGAGCATTTAGCTAGCTCACCACCTATTTTTAAATACTCGTTAGATTGCGCTGTAAATATAGTTAAATCGCCACCTGATACGGATACATTGCCCGTGTAGCTATCTGAGTAATCACCACCCGAAACAACTTCGCCAGCAGCAAGCGCTTCTGGCGTTGAGTATTTGCAAGCGTTTGGATATATAGCAACAGCTTGAATAACCTTTGTGCCGTGTAAGCTTTTATTGTTATCAAATGACATTAGTTGTACCCCACCATTTCAAAGCTAAAGGTAGCAGTGTTTGGGCTTGTATAGCTAGGCGCTCTCAGGTTGTTAGGGTTTGCGTGTTGCCCGAAAATGTTTTGATCTGCTTCGCTGTCCCACTTCATAAAGAACGGCTTACCATCTTTAACGTGGTGCATATAGTCAATGTAATTTACGTTAATGTCATCAAATGCAATGAAGTCAAAATCACCGCTCTGCGCGTAACCAATTTGCTTGCGTCTTGAGATGATAAATTGACCGGTGTTTGATTGGAAATTAACAACCTCGTCAATGTTGTTAGAGTTTGCAGGAGTAAACCCAACGTTAGGCATCCTGTCAAGCTCCCATGACTTACCCATGTAAATAGTGCCAATGTATAATTTAGAGTCAAAGTTAAGGGTTAAGCGCTGCTTTCGACTTGATACAGTGTCGAATTTTTCGCAGATAGTGCGCAAGTCACCAATGGGAGTAAATGTTGCGACAACTTCCCATGCACCATTTATTTGCACTTCAAAAGAGCCTACTAAATTAGCAGTTCGCCCGTTATGAATAGCAATACCAATGTAATCAAGGTCAATGTTAGCGGTTTGAGTAAACTCAATAACGACTGAGCCGCTAGTGATAGATGGACTATATTGCGTATTATCTCGATAGTCTAAACAGTTTGAAAATGGGTAATTCGCATCCTCCTGCTGGCCATTTACTGTTGAGGATAGGATTGAGTTTCTAAAACCTATGATGCTTTTGCAAATGCCGCCTGAGCCATCAATGCCGTCACCGCTACCAAGTACAAAAACATTATTGCTCATTGGTACTAACTCGGCACCTTGCACCGAGTCAGTAACTATTAAGTTGTTGAATAAGTTATCAGCCATTTATTAATCCCGTGCGTTGCGCTTGAGTCTGCCCGCTGTTACTAGCTAGTATAACATCATCGTCGCTTTGCAGTAATTCTGTTAACTGTTGCTTGGTTAAATAGCCGCCACTTTCAAAGCCTCGCAAGTCAATAACCCTTCTCTGCGATTGGTTTTCACTAGCCTGTGCTGAGCTTCTAGAGAATGCCGCGCTAGTTGATGGGGCGCTAATACTTGGCGTTGTCGTGCTGCCTGAGCTTGTGCCTTTTATGGTGCTAACAAGTGCTGCACCTTGGGCTGCTACCTGCGCCGCGAATCCCAAGTTGGCTGGGTATGGGTTATTTAAGGCTTTAGCTACACCCGCAGTTATATTGATTATAGACTCTGCAATCGCAAATTTCTTTTGTGTCTTTTCAGATTGACTGCCAAATGCGCTAATTAATGACAGCGCTGAATTAGCAAAGCCAGAATAGGCGCTTATACGAGCGTTTAAAGTTGCTTGATCTAATTGTTGTCTCCTTGTGTTGCCTTCGTCTGTTATTTGCGTCAAAGTGTTTTCGAACTCTTGCGCCGCTAAAACTGCCTGCTCTCTTAGTAGTGCGTCAGCTTCGCTTTTTTGTTGGTCGGTCAGCGATTTGTTTTCAGCAATAGATAACTGTCTATCTGATATTGCTTGCAATCTCTGCACAAAAGCTTCTTGCTCGGTTTGCTTTTGCAATTCTATATCTATTAATAGTTGAGCTTGTGCGCGCTCAAAATCAGACTTTTGCAGGTCGTTAGCGCCTTGGTAGTATTGCTGGTAAATGCCTTGCCTAGCTAGTAATGATTGCTGTATTAACTGGTTTTCTCTTGTTAATTGCTCAGTTAGCGCGCTGTCTTGCTCTACATTTCCACCGCTAGCACTTGAGCCGCTTGGGCTTGCCTTACCGCCAATGCTTGATAGTGATAGACTTCTCGCTTCTCGCTCTTTTCTGTATTGCTCTAGTCGCCCTCTTGATTGAGATAAGAATTGCTCTTGAGCTTTATTTTCAGCCTCTCTTTGATCAAAAATAGACTGTAAAGCCGCTTCTCTATTTTGATCAATAATCTTTGACTGTCTACCGAACGCCCCGCGAGCTTGATCAACACTTACATCATCAAAAGGATTTAATGTTGCTTGCACAGCGTCAGCGTAAGAGCCTAGCTTGTCAACAGCCGCAGCAATCTCAACAGCAATAACCTGTGTAAGCGTTCTAATATTCGGGATTATATTCAAGAATGCTTGCCCGACAAATTCAGTGGTTGAGCCTGTAGACATTTGAATAGACTTGCTCAAACTATCCCAATCATCAAATATAAATGATGTGGTGGCTTTTACATCGCTAGCAACTTGCTGCAACTGGAATCTAAACAATTCCGCAATCTTACCAGCCGCGCCGCTTGCGATTGAGTCGGCGAGCAAGTCAATAGAGTTAGATAAATCTATCAAAGAGTCTGCAAACGTTTCGCTTGCCCCAGTTGCTTCGCTAGTTAATCCGATCAATCTAGTTATTGAATTGCCTGCAACCTGCAATCCGTCAGCAATTGTTTTTGATGCCTTATCGAATGCCGTATCAAATTCTGGTAAAGCCTTTTGTAAAGCTGTGAATACTCTTTCAGTTGTCAATTGACCTTCTGAGCCTAGCTTTTTAAGCTCGCCAACAGTAACGCCAAACTCTTTTGCTAAAGCTCTTGAAACTGGTAATGAGGCTTCTAGTATCGCTCTTAATTCCTCGCCTTGCAGAGCGCCAGAACCTAAACCTTGCCCAAGCTGAACAAGTACGCTTGAAACCTCTTGAGCGCTTGCGCCGTTAGCTTTAAATGCTTTAGTTAAACCTTCCACCACATCAAGCGATTGCTTTGCGTTAAACCCAAAATCTGCAACTGAATTTGATATACGCTGATAGGCTTCCGCGACACCTTCAATATCAACCCTAGCCTCTTTAGCTATTGAGAATATAGCTTCTTGAACCGCTAACGCTTCGCGAGTTGTGTTAGTTGCCTGCTTTATCTGGTTATTAACGCTAGTCCAAGTATCAGCGTATCGAGTCAGCGCACCAGTAGCCAATGCAGCAGCAACAGCAGCCGCAGCACTTGACAGCCTAAACATTGAACCTGTAGCTTTATCGGCACTTGCGCCAACAGCCTTAACAGATTTGTTTGTCCTATCAGCCTGATTTCTTGCGCTACTTCCCTCTAGGCGTATTCGGATAATTCTTTCATCAGCCATGCTTTTTGGCCTCCTGTTTCTGCTTTTCGTAAAACGCCTTTAAGTGCGCTTCGTCAATTTCAAAAATAATCTTTTCAAAGTAATCCCGCTCGAATCCGTGTGAGCCATTATTTTTTATGTAGTCAATTATTTGACTCTGCTTAATATGCTGCGGGCTTGCCATTTGACCAACTCGCTCGCGCTCTCTATCTAATCTGTAAAAAGCACCTAGTAATTCTTGCATCTTTTCCGTGAGATTCGGCTTTTGTTTTTGTAGTTGCTCAAGCATCTTTTTTAAGTGCGGCGACAAATGTTTGGTCGGTGTCCGCATTAATGTATCTAAAGTAGACTGATTGCCGCTTGAATCCCACGCTAAAGCTTTTTTAGTTCTTCTATAGCCTCTATTGCTTCATCAGCTAGATACGCGTATGCATCGCTTGCACCGTTGATTAAGGTTGGCACTAAAAAGTTTCTATGTGACTCATCCAAGAATATTTTGCGGCAAGTTTCCCGGGTGAATTTTAACTCTTTGCCGATTTCATCTTCTAAATATCCCCAGCCAGTAACACCATAATTACCAAGCCAATGCGCAAATAATAAATTGTGGTCAACGTGCCTCGGTGGGTTAAATCCGTAAACGGCTTTGCGTACCTCTTCCATTTGAATTTGCTGTTGATGCGTACCAACTCGCAACACGTTGAAAAACAAATCCGCATTATCAGGAAAAGGATAAATAGGCGCGCCATTTTTTAATTTATCAGCGCACTCTTTAAAGCATGATATCGAAGCGCTTACTTGCTCGTTTAATTCTTCTTTGCGTTTACGAAAAAACATATTTCTACTCTTATTAATATCAATGCTTACATTCTAGCAAAATAAAAAGTTATATGCTTATAGCTAAATGTTATTTAGATTTGTTAGCGCTAGGTGATATGTTTAGGTTGTTTTCAAATGGAGAGTAAAAATGATCGGTTTTATTTTATCTTGTTTTTGGTTTATAGGTGCAAGCTTAGCTAATCACTATCTATACAACGATGCTGTTTTGGGTGTTATGTTTTGGCCTGCGATAATGGTTAATAGTTTGGTTTGTGGCGGTTTGTATTTTGGCTTTAACGGTTTAAAGGCATTTGAATATAAAGAAGCCCCATAGTCGGGGCTTTATTTTTTAGAAGCTTGAGAAAACTCGAATTGTTGTGCCTGTCGCCGTGTTTTCTTCTGCGCTAATGTTTAGCGTTGAGTTAGAGAATCCTGTTTCCATAGATTGTTCATGCTCAGATAGATAAGCCTGCTCAACTTGAACAACCATAGACTTACCATCATTCCATACGATTTCAAACGCCAAGTTAACGCGCGAGCCTGCAAGATATAACTCTTCCCAATAAGTTGAATCTGAGATGAAGTTTTTAGCAACAAAAGAGCCTGTGACAGCAAATTGACGGCCGCCTAAGCTATTGCGTTTACAGCCAGCAGCGGCGCTTGATTGGTATCCGTTGGCGATTTCTAGGCTAGCAGATTTAAGTGAGCATTCAGCGGGAGCACCATCAAGCCAGAACTTTTTGAATTGATTCTCCACTCCTGCCGCTTCGCTTGTGTCGTCTGCCGCATCAGTTTGACCCGCGATTGCTAGTCGGCTATCCGTTGCAGTTTCCCATAAAATGTTAGTCGTAGCTGTCATTAAATCAGACTCAGGCACTTCAAGCGTCAGAGAGTCAATAAGGCCATCAACAAAGTTAAAGTATGTAGTTTCACCAGCAGCAGATTTGTCTAACTGTCTGCGCTGGCCTAAGAAGTAAGTCGGACTCAAGCCGTTTGCGTATTTTCTACTTGCAACTGTAATGCTTGCACCAACTGCTTCGGTTGTTGGTGGAGCTGGGCTTAATGTAACAACGTCACCGACAACATTAGAAACATGGTAAGTAATATTGTTTTCATCATCAGTTGCACCACTGATAAATACAAAATCACCGATTGAAAGCAAAGCGCCTGCGCCTGGGTATGTCACACCAGTAGCGGTGATTTCGACATCAGTGCCGGTGTAAGAATTATCATCAAGCTCAGAGTGGATTGCAGCAACAAGTAGATCCTTGGTTTGCTGAAATACCTCTGTAGATAACTCCGCCGCTTGCTCAGAGTTAGTTTGAATATTCTGTTTGCCGTTTTGTGAATTGCTGAGTGTATTTGAAGTTGTTGAGCTGATTGATTGCTTTGGAGCGCCGCCAACTCGCTTAACCTTGAAAAACTCAGGAGTAGCATCAACTGTGCCTTTAACTGTTTGAGCTGATAAGTAGACGCTAATATCTTCGCCTACCAACTCTCTATCTGTTACTGTAGTGGCCATTATAAAATTTCCTCGTAGTAGCCGTTGACATTAACGTCAACTCTGTAAAATTTTGAATCTGTTAGTTTTCCAACAACGTCAATAGTCGCTGTCTGCGTTTTGTATTCATCAAACTCAAGCTTCTCAAAAAGCGTTTGAATCTCTGATACAGTCGTCATTATATCAGCTCTTTGCGCTCTATTTGAATTTGGTACGTTAACTGATATTGTATGAATAAAGTATTGCCTAACACATCGTTTAACGTCTGCCGCTGTTTGCTGTCTTAAACCTAGCAAAGTCGATTGCACTAAATGTCTTTCTTTCTTGGTTGCTTCTGGCCCCCTGTCTAGATTTACAATATCATTAGCAGCGTAACCAGTTGGTAAATTCTGCACTAGCCTAAGCTGAAATACTCTTGTTAGATTGTTTAAATAACTCATTTATTAACCGCCGCTTGTATTGTTAAGCTTAGCGCCTTTGGTGGCGTTTGTTTAGAGTAACCTGTTTCCATGATTCTATAAGCATAAGGTAAATTATTTTGCACATAGATAGTTGGGTACTTAATAGGCTTTGCTGTTGCTATAACACCGAATGCAGCGTTTAGTGTCGAGTTGCCTGTTAAGTCCTCACTATCTACTTCCGAGCTGTCAGGAGCGCCAACGCTTGCAATGAAATTAGCCCTCAACATACCTTTATCAACTGCCGCTTTTCTAACAAGTTCTTGTTCAATATATAAAGCAGTTTCGCGAGTCTCTTTGTTAACTGCATCAGCCAAAAAGTCCGATACGTCAGCGTTAGACTCGTTACGGCCAGCCATTAAATAACTACCCGCACAAAATAAGCAGCATCAGCCGCATCGCTCATTACTTGCACTATTTCTCTGTCTGCGCCGTCATAGTTGCAATAATAACTTGCGTCAAAGTCATCTGGCACAGGTGAGGCATCAAGAATCACTAAATAAATATCGCTCGCTGTAACTTCACCAAAAACGTTTTCAGCAGTTTTAATGTCGATAGGTATAGCGCCAACTGTTTCGCTGAATTTCGTCTCAGTGTCAGTAATTGGATCATAACCAATGTCTTTTTTAATGGTGAAGTTTACTTGAAAATCAGCGAACTCATTAAAAAGCTCAACAGCTATAGATTGAAATTCACTTTTAAACGTAGGCATTAGCTGTAACCTTTAGCGACCATAAAAGCGCCTGACTGATTTACTAGGTACGGTCTCAATAAAGCTGTGATTCTGCTTGTGTCATAAGTAACCGTAGGAATTGAACCATCTTTGTATTCAGTTTCCTTTTCTAGCGTTGCTAGCTTTTTACGCTCTTTGATTACTTTGCCGTTAGCATTAACTGATTGATCAACAAATAGATAACCAGTCAAAGATTGCCACGCAGCCTGGAATGCACCTTTTGAAATATCCGCAATAGATACCAATGTAGTCGGCAAGTCCATTGCTTGAGACTCATCGACCTTGCTACCTTTAAACGTGTAAGTTGGATCAATATAAAAAAGCGAACTCTCAATTAATGCCGCTTCAATCTGCGCATCTGTATAACTTGAGTAATCGCGCGCCAAAGCATCAGCCTGTGCTTTAAACTCTGCTAGTGTTAAGTAGGAATCTGTACCAACTGTGACAGCCATTATTTAAACCTATAATGTTTTTATTGCTTTTGATTATAGCTTATAGCTAAAGGTTATTAAACATTCAAATGATTATGAGCTATATTCGAGTTAGTTAAACAAATGGAGTGAGTCATGAAAATTAAAATATTTTTACAGTCTTTAGCATTAACTGCTTCTTGCCTTTGGATGATTAGTGAGGCTTTCGAGCTTTTAGAGTTTCACGGCATGTTTCCGCTGTTAACTGCATTGATGGCGATTACAGTTATATTCCTGTGTGGTGTTGCGGTTATTGACAGTCAGATAGACCATCAAGCGAATGAAGAAAGCCCCGATTAATGGGGCTTTTTTGTTATCTTTCTTCCACTAGATAATACCCATCAGCTTCAAAAGTAACGCTATTGGTGGCTGTGTTATTTGTCACCTGCAACTTTATATAGTCATTCTGATCTAGAGTTGTGTTTATGTTCACATCGAAAAAAGCAACATCCCTTGCGCCCGTGAAATTGTTAACTGGTCTAACTTGATCTAAAACAGTTGCAAATGCTGAGGCTGAGTTATCCCATTTCAAAACCCTCAAGGTTAGAACATTATTTGCTGTTGACGATGCAGACATTGAAGCTACAACTTTGTACTCTCTTGGATTTATGCCTATATGTCTTAGCTGGCCGTCTGCTGGGTTATCAAAATGCTGCAAGTCAGTAACATTCCACGCCACAGCATTAACATCTTCAAAAGTGCCAGCCGTATTAATTGTTGTTGCAGCCTCTGCCGCAATACCAATCGCACCACCCTCAAAAGTATTGGGCATTCCGATATTGCTAGACCAAGAGCAAGCTAAGTTACCTGCTGTTATATTTGGTGTGTAGTTTGCGTCGGTTGCATCTTGTACGCCCTGCCTGGCAACTATCGCGCCATCCACTTGTACTGTTGATGGGTTTGGAAAGTTAGCGGGAGCAAAGTCAAAGAATGAAGCGCTAGCTGGTAAGTCTAAATTCATGTTAGTTCTAAATCGTGAGGCCATGCTAAA